CCCTGCACATGCCAGCCCTCCGCCTTCTCCGGGTTGCTCGCCGAGAATCCAATGCACCGGCTGATCAGCTCCTGACCATCCACCCCCCTCTTCGGGTACACATACCGAATCTCACCATCCTTGATCGAGAATCCATTCTCCTCCCCTCCCAACCCATTGATCATCTTCCGCAGGTGAGGCCACAACGCGTCGGCCACCTGTCGGTACACACCAGCGGTACAAACCACCAAGCTCCCCGGCCAGCGGAGCATGTGCCATACCACCGCGCTCGCCGCTACCATGCTCGTCTTGCCAGAGCCGTTCGCAGCTTTCAGAGCCACCTTCGAGTGCTTCTCGTTCAACGCCCCCAACACCGCCTCCTGCCACGCGTAGGTTTCACGTAGGCCAAGCATCATCTTGGGGAAGTTCTTCAGCTGCTGAGCCTCCTCCAGGAGCTTGCGCTGCTTCCACGCAGGGATGTGAGAACCCATTCCAAGTGAAGGGGATTTCTTGCGCTTAATTTGCTTGACGGGCATAAAATTTGGTGTGGGACGGGGAGGGGGTATATAAGTAACACCCACCCCCCTCTTGGGGGTCCTGGTACCCCGTGGTCCTATGCATTGAACTGCCATCCATTGGTTCCTGATCCATTGGACTCGGATGCATAGAAGTCCTACTTCCCCCCTCCGAACGCACCGAGTAGGGCTCCGCTTACCGACAACTCTTTCCCTCCCTTGCCGGTGTGCTCGAGTTGAGCGCGGGCTACGTATCCTCGGGTACGCTCGAGGAGCCACGCGGACCCTTGCCAACCTGGGCCGCATGATCGGACGACGGAGGATAGTTCCACTTCTCCATCGAAGCGGGCCGCTTCTAGCTCTGCTGCGAAAGCTGGGTTCCTGGCGAGGTAGCTTTGCCAGCCGGATCCGTTGTTCCAGAACCCACAGCCAATCGCGATGCGTTCCAAAGGAATCCCAAGGCGAGCGGCTTCAATCGCTTTTTTTGTGACTTCAGTGGAAAGGACTTTAAGGGGCCTCCCAATCTTAGCCTTGGGCTTCTCCGTGACCGTAATTTCCTTCGTTTCCTTCACCTTGGCCATGCCCCCTTCCTAGCCTCTTGGAAGCAACTCGCCACAAAAAACCAGCAACTCGCCCCTTTTTTGTGGCTGAAAGTTGACCAGTGTCTTAAATAGTCGGCTCCAATGAAAAACGCAGCAACGACAGCAACGACAGCAACCACCACCGAGAAGCCCTTCGCTTCCTTCACCAATGTAGGATGGGTCCGACCCGGAACATTCGTTCCGATTGCAACCATCAGCCCGACACCCGACTGGGTTCGTGGTGTGACCGATTCCCATCATGGATGCCATGAAATCCTGACAGGAACCGAGAAAGATTGCTGGTGCATGCTATTCGTTCGCTTTGGTGCGGGCGACGGCCTGCCTCCGGGCGATTGGCTGATTTACTATCGTTTCAACGACGACGACGGCACCCACGACCACCAACTCTGCGTTGCGGCCCGTATCGTCACCCAGTGACCGGATCCGGTGGCATCGGCAACGGTGCCATCTGGTCTGGTCATTGAGGCCAGTTCAAACACCATGAAACCACGCTCAAAACGCATCCTCGCGGCCCTTCTTTGGCTCGCGATCATCACCTTAATTGTCCTCAACGGACTTTGGGAACAATCTCTTTGGATCGGAGGTTCCCAGTGAATCCAATCCACCGATATCAGGAGCATTTACTCTCCGGGATCGATCCTTCCCTTGCGCTTCAAAGGGTGTGGGAAGAGTTGCGGAAAACCCGTTTCAAGCGATCCCGTGCTGATTCGTGGATCGAAGCGATCCATCGCAATGGATCCCGCACTCGAAACTACATCACACCGCTTGCGTTCTATCTTGGTATTCCGGGGTACAATTACCCATGGGGATCTCATGCCACGAACTACCGCCGCACGAAGCGATCCCTTGACCAAAGGGAATCGAATCGACAAGCGATCATAGCCCTTTTCAACGGAGGTGCCCGATGAGCAACGGATTTGTCCTCCATGAAGATCGCGATCGCGTGATCATCGCAACGGGCTTCTCTTCCCCTTCGGACAACCGGAAAACGGGCGATATGATCCAAGTTTGGATCCTAGTGAAATCCGTTTCCCCCACCGAAGCAATTCGAACGGGCTTGGACCGTTTGATTTGTGGCAATTGCGTCCATCGCGGGCACGAAGAAAACGGTCGCTTCGGTGTGGAAAGGACATGCTACGTCAACGTAGGCCAAGCCCCCCAAGGGATTTGGAAAGCGTGGAAAGCCGGAAACTACCATTTGCTGCGCAGCCTCGAGGTTTTCACCGGGCGCCGGGTTCGTTTCGGAGCGTACGGGGACCCGACTTGGATTCCCCTTAGCCTTGCGCTCGCGATCGCGGGCGTTGCAAGCGGGCACACGGGCTACACCCACCAATGGAGAAAACCCTCTTTGCAACCTTGGCGTTCCCTTTTGATGGCCTCCGTTGACAGCGTGGCGGAACTTGTGATCGCCCGCTCGATGGGCTGGTCTACTTTCCGGGTCGGCTCCGAAGCTTCGGTCGGCGAGTCGCTTTGCGCATCCGAAAGAGTCGGCACCCCTTGCGCTGAGTGCCTGCTTTGCGCCGGAGCCCGTAATGGACTCGAGTCTGTCCATATTCCTCCGCATGGGACGGGTGCAACGCATTTCAAGGAAGGAGTGGCCAAGTGAAATTCCTTTCCCCCCCTATCAATTCGCTCGAGGCAGTTTTCCCCGGAAAGGGAAAGCGGGCGAAGGAGATTCTCCGGATGAGCCGGCGTGAGCTCGAGCAATTGCCCGCGGGCGCTGCACGGGTTCGGGAATGCTACAACCCGCCTTCAACCCGGGACCTCCGGATGGAATGCCTGAACGAATTGCTCGAGACCCATGGGGTTGAGGCTTTCGAGACCGAAAAGGGTTGGTGCTATTACCTGAACGTAGGTGACCCATACGTCACTACGGTCTTGAAGTTCAACGGGCACTATCGTCTCTGCTGTTGGGGAGACATTGCCGAAAGGTACGCGGTATGACCGACCTCTTTCGCGCCCTTGGCTACCTCTTGCTTGGCGCTTTCTTCGTTGCCCTTATGGTCCTCTCCGCCCTAGCGGGCAACGGTTGATAGTCGGCCACTCTCCCCCTTCGCCCCCGTATGGTTCGCCCTGCGGGGCTTTTCTTTGCCCTGATCCTGTCTCCACTCGCCCCGCTATTCCGGAGCCCGCAGCGCCCCGATTGCGCCCCGTCTCGCCCCCTTCCTTCCTTCCTTCCCAGTCAACCTCTCCGCCAGGTTGCCCATTACCCTTGCACTCCAATGCATGATTCCCCAATGCATTGCTCCCCGATGCATTGCGCCCCTACCCATAGGACATGGCATGTCCCACCCCTCCGTTTATGATCCGCGCCCACAACTTATGCACCGGCCCATACGCCATACAGAATTCGGAATTCGGAATCTTGAAATCCGGAATCCGCGGAGCCCCGAGCATGGAGCGGCATCCCGCGAGCATGGAGCGGTAGAAGCGATTTATTCCATCTCCCACACTTTTCCTGTTGACGACTGAGCATGGAGCGGTAGGGTGTGTCCCGACATGAGCATTCCCCTTGTTCCCTTCCTGCGTCTGCGTGACTGCGAGGAGTCCTTCGTGATGTGCGGTGAGCGGTGGCTATTCGTCACCTGTCTCCGTGCTGACGGCATGCCTGACATCGGTGTGTACCGATTCTCGACGGACCTGACGCACGACTATCTGGCGTGGCGAGAGGCTTTCAACCTGCGCTGATATACAAACAACAGGCCAACGATATGACACTAAGCGAGATCAAGTCTGCTGTGAGAGATGGCAAGACTGTGCATTGGAAGAACCATGGGTACCGAGTGATATACGCTCCCAAGCTCAATGACTTCCTGATCCGGTTCGACTACAACGATGACTGCATTGGTCTGACATGGGTGGACGGCGTGACGATGAACGGCGAGGAGGCGGACTTCTTCATTGCCGAGTAGGCCAAACATCCCCATCACCACTCCGCGGAGCCCTCGGACCACCCATCCGGGGGCTTTCCGTTTCCAGCCCCGCGGACCCCGCTTTCGCAATTTGATGCGGAATCCCCCCTCCGACGCACTGGCGACCCCTTTCTGATCGATTGCGAGGCATCCACATCCATCCATCGGACCAAGCATTCCGGTCCCAGCGTCCGGATACCCCTACCTCCCATCCTCCGGATCCCCGGATCCCTGCTTCCCTGCTTCCAAGTTTCGCAATCCGGAATCAGGGGTTCTCAAAAATTGCCGCCGAGCGCGGGGCGTCTTGAAACGCCCCCGCAGCGTCTCGGCGATGCTATTTTTGACTCCCTTTTAAGGGAGTAGTAAGACTCCCTTTTAGGGGAGATAGCGGGGGGGGCGCGGAACTTTCTGGGACCGTGATTGGAAGTTCCTTCTGGATACTTGACGGGTGCCCCGGGAGAACGTACCTTGGTTCTCCTATGAGTTATCTAGAGAACGGTTCCACCCTCCGCGCCATGTTCCGCCTGATGCCGCCGATGAGGCACGACGCCGACCCTACTCGGTCCGAGGTCGTGACCTACATTCGCGAGAATCTGAAATGCGATCTTGGCCGTGCGCTTCGTGCGTTTGATTCGATGCGCCACATGAAGAGCGCGGTATTGATATTCGATCGTATTCATCGCCAGTGGCGTGGTTGTGATTGGGTTCCTGCTGAGGAGGTTGATAAGGTATCAATGCTATTGGCAATGATCACTGAGATGAAGCGTGATATATCCTCGCTGAGGTCTGAGGACCGCAAGCTGAGGCATATGATCAGTACGATGCGCCGGCGGAAGGGTTCGAGGGATGTGGCCGACGATGAGCCCGAGGCTGATGAGCCCCAACAGCAACAAGCCGCTCCCCCCGAAGAGAAAGCGGCTGATGGAGAGGATTGGTTTAAGGCTATGCGCGACGCCTTGGCTGAGGGCGATAAGGCTTCTCCTTCTTCAGCTCCGCTCCCGTGAACGCTAGGGGGTTGGACTCTTCCCACT